CTTCGGCATCCCTCTCGAGCCGTACAAGTTCATCGTCCATTACCCGAAGCTCAAATTCGGCATCCCGCTGCGCGGCGGCCTCGCCCGGCTGGTGGCCTGGAGCTTCCTGTTCAAGAACTACACGGTCAAGGACTGGATCCAGTTCATCGAGATCTTCGGCATGCCGCTGCGCCTTGGCCGCTATGACCTGGCTGCCACCGTCGAGGATCAGCAGAAGCTGAAAATGGCGGTCGCCAACATCGCCTCCGACGCGGCCGCCATCCTCCCCAAGAACATGGAGATCGAGTTCATCGAGTCGCTGAAGACGACCGGCGGCGAACGCCTGTTCGAGGGCGCGGCCGGCTATCTCGACAAGCAGGTCTCCAAGGCGATCCTGGGCCAGACCATGACCGCCGACGACGGCAGCTCCAAAAGCCAGGCGCAGGTGCATGACGAGGTGCGCGGCGACATCAGGGACTCGGACGCCCTGCAGCTGTCCGACACCCTGGGCCGCGACCTGGTCCGTCCCTGGGTCGACCTGAACTACGGTCCCCAGGAACACTACCCCCGTCTCATCCTGGTCACCGATGAGCCGGACGACCTGGTCAAGAAGGCCGAGCGGGACGGCAATCTCTCGAAGAACTCCGGCGTCGTGTTCTCCATCCCCTACTTCGAGCGGGAGTACGGCTACAAACCCGGGGACATCGTCAGGATCGGCCTGCCGGCACAGGAGACCGACGCCGCGGCTGCCGCGGCCGGGGTGGCGGCGAAGAACCCCAAGGAAACGGCGTTGAACCGCGAAACCGACGACGGCGCCAATCCCGTCGAGGAGCTGCTGCGAAATCATCTGGCCAAGGAGGTCGACCCGACGGTGACCTCCTTCGTCGACCTCTTGAAGAATCTGATCGAGAACGCCGGCGAGCTGGAGGAGTTGGCCGCCTCGATCGCCGCCGCCTTTCCAGAGATGAGCAGTGAGAGCCTCGCCCAGGTCCTTGCCCAGGAGATGGTCCGCTCGCGCATGGCCGGCCGCATGGACGTGGAGGACGGCAAGTGAACCAGGACGAGTTCAACGCCGTCTTCAAGCTCCCCTTTAACGAGGCGAGCGGCTTCTTTCGGGACAAGCTGAATATCCCGACGCATGCCTGGCACGACCTGATGGACGACAGCCACGCCAAGGGGTTCATGGTCGCCGGCGCCTACAAGGCGGACCTCCTGGCGGACTTCCGGGGCGCGGTGCAGAAGTCGATCGACGGCAAGCTCTCCCTCAAGGAGTTCCAGGGGCAGTTCGACCAGATCGTGAAGAAGCACGGCTGGAGCTACAACGGCGGCCGCAACTGGCGAAGCGAGCTCATCTGGGACACCAACATTACCTCGGCCTACCAGGCCGGCCGCTGGCAGCAGTTCGAAGCGGGAGGGGCGGAGTACCTCACCTATGTCCATGCGGATGGCGTGGCGCATCCCCGTCCGCTGCACATCGCCTGGAGCGGGACCACGCTGCCGATCAGCGATCCCTGGTGGGATAGCCACTATCCACCCTGCGCCTGGCGCTGCCACTGCCGGGCGGTGCGCGCCGATCGCGCCGACTATGCGGGGGCCGTGAAGGGAGGCAAGGGGGCGGCGCCGGACAACGGCAGCTTCGAGTGGACCAACAAGACCACCGGCGAGACCAGGAGCTATCCCAACGGCATCGACCCGGGCTTCGGTTACAACGTCGGGAAAGCGGCCGGCCGCGATTACCGGGTGCTCTCGGACAAGTTCAATACGCTCCCCAACGACATCTCCCGCGCCTGGATGAAGGAGCACGTCGCCGGCCCGGCCTTTGCCCGCTTTGTCTCCGGGAAGATCCCGGGTGAGTTCCCGGTGGCCGTGCTGAAGGAAGCGGACATGGCGGCCATGGGGCTGGATACGCAGACCATATGGATGCAGCGCGAGACGCTCGCGGCCAATCAGGACCTCTCCCTGGACGATTACCGGATGATTCCGGAGATTCTCGACCAGGGGGAGTCGACGGGGAATCGCTGGTTGAGGCTCAAGCGCGACGGCGTCACCTACCAGGCCAGGGTTGAGGGGAACAGGGTGACCGCCCTGACCAGGGGGAAGAGGTAGATGGGGAACTTCAAGGCCACCGTCGAGGACCGCGAGATTCAGCGGACCTTCCAGTCGGTCCTCCACTTCACCGGCAACACCCGGCCGATGATGGAGGAGATCGGCCAGAAGTACGAGGCGCGCATCCTGGAGAACTTCGCCAAGGAGAGCGACCCGGAGGGGAACAAGTGGCAGAAGCTCTCGGCCGCCACGCTGCTGATCCGGCTGGGGAAGGGGAAGCGCACCAAGAAGAGCGGCTATCTCTCCAAGGCGGGCACCAGGTATCTGACGGCCAAGATGATCCTCCAGGAGAAGAAGCACCTGCTGCAGGCAATCCACTACCAGGCCGACGCGCTCTCGGTCACCATCGGTGTCGGCGAACATATTCCCTATGCGGCCGTCCAGCAATTCGGCGGCCCTGCTGGCCGTGGCAAAAAGGTGCATATCCCGGCGCGCGCCTACCTGGCCATGAACGAAGGGGACGGCATGCGGCTCGCCGAGAGGGACCAGAGGATGATCATCGGGGTCCTCTACCTGAGACTTTCAGACGCGGTCGATGGCCGAAGTTGAGATCTACTCGTCCGGCGCTCAAATTCCGCCTCCAGCCGGTTCGGGGTACAGAGAGGCGTCCAGCATCCCGCGAACGCGACACAGGGGATTTTAAAGACGGTTTAAAGACGGTTCGAGATTGACCCGTTGAGAGAATTTACGGCGGCGTAAATGATCGGGGCGGGAGCATGTAGTACGGTGCGAGCACCGTAGGTAAGGAAGGAGAGAGTTCGATGAAAGGAAAGCCGGAAATAATCGTGGCGCTGAACGCGAGGTTGATCGACGAGCTGACGGGGATCAACCAGTATTCGGTCCACCGCGCATTGGTGGCCAACTGGGAATATCCCGGCCTTGTCTCCTACATCCAGGAGCGGCTGGACGACGAGGTACGCCATTACAACCTTCTCCTCGATCGCATCCTTTTCCTGGAGGGGACGCCGGTGGTCGGCCGCCTCAATCTTGTGACGATCGGCGAGAACGTCCCGCAGATGCACGAATTCGACAGGACCGCCGAGGAAAACATCGTGCAGGCCTACAACGAGAACATCGAGCTTTGTAGGGAGCTGAAGGATGACGACACCCGGCGGCGCCTGGAGAGCATCCTGGCGGACGAGACCGATCACCTGCACGACCTCGAGGCGAACCTGAAGCAGATCGAGCAGATGACCCTCGCCAACTACCTGAGCGCCAAGATCGTTTAAGGAGAGCCATGACCGCCAAACTTCGCAATGCCCTGAACTTCGAACTCCCTGCCGGCGCCCCCCCGGCGGAGCTGATGCTGGTCCCTCCCGGAGCGATCGTCAAAGGACGCGACGGCCGCCAATGGAACAACCCCAGGCCGCAGGGCGTCGCCGACCACTTCGCCTCTCGAGGTGTCGATCTGCCGGTCGACATCGAGCACTCGACCGAGCTGAAGGCCCCCAACGGCGAAGCCGCTCCGGCGGTCGCCTGGGGAAAGCAGATGTTTGCGAAGCCCGACGGCTCGGTCTGGGCCAGGGTCGAGTGGAATCAGAAGGGGCGCGAGCTCGTCATGAACCGGGAGTACCGCTACTACTCCCCGGTTTTCATCTATAGCAGGACCACCAACGACATCGTAGGGATCGCGTCGGTGGGGCTGACCAATAAACCGAACCTGGAAGTCACCGCACTTAACCATGAAGAGGAGAGAAACATGCTGAAAAGGCTACTTGTCATTCTCGGGCTCCCCGAGACGACCACCGAGGATGTCGCGCTCAACCACGTGACCACCATGAAAGGCGACCTCACCACCGCTCTTAACAGGGCACAGACTCCGGACCTCGCCAAGTTCGTCCCGCGCGCCGACTACGATGCGCTGCAGGGCCGGGCCACCAATGCCGAGCAGAAGCTGCAGGAGAAGACCGCGGCCGAGTTGGATACCGCCATCAACTCCGAGATCGATGCGGCGCTCAAGGCCGGCAAGATCACCCCGGCAACCAAGGAGTACCACACCGCCATGTGCCGGCAGGCAGGGGGGCTCGAGCAGTTCCGCAATTTCGTCAAGGCTGCACCGGTGATCGGCGATCGCTCCACCCTGGACGAACAGGATCCGGAAAAGGGGGCGAAAGCCCTCAACTCCACCCAGAAGGAGGTCTGCGCCAAGCTCGGCATCACCGAGGAAGAATTCGCGAAAGCGATGTAACCATTCACGTTAAAGAGGAGAAAAAAGATGGCACTCACCAAGGATCGCAACACGCCCCGGCGGGATGGTTTCGAATACGGCCGCGGCGTGGCCGCGACGAAGATCGTCTTCGCCGGCTCCCTCGTCTGCCTGAACGCCACCGGCTACGCCGTGCCGGGCAGCGCGGACAACACCCTGATCACCGACGGCTGCGCCCAGGAGTACCAGGACAACAGCCTCGGTGCCGACGGCGCCCTGGTCGTCAAAATCGACAAGCGGCCGCACCGCTTCGCCAACTCGGCCGGCGCCGACCAGGTCACCATCGCCCAGATCGGCGACGACTGCTACGTGGTCGACGACCAGACCGTGGCCAAAACCAACGGCGCGGGCGCCCGGCCCGTTGCCGGCAAGATCGTGGACGTCGAGGACACCGGCGTCTGGGTCAAGTTCTACTAAAAAGGAGAGAGGCAGATGATTATCAACACCCAGAACCTCGCGGTTCTCTTCACCGCCTTCAAAGCGGCCTTCAACACCGGCTTCCGCGACACTCCCGCCTACTGGGAGAAGATCGCCACGCTGGTCCCTTCCACCACCGCCACCGAGAAGTACGCCTGGCTCGGGCAGTTCCCGAGGCTCCGTGAGTGGATCGGCGACCGCATGATCAAGAACCTGGAAGCCCACGACTACTCCATCACCAACAAGCCGTTCGAATCCACCATAGCGGTCTTGCGAGACCAGATCGAGGACGACAGCTACGGCATCTTCAACCCGCTCTTCCAGGAGATGGGCTTCGCCGCGAAGACGCATCCGGACGAGCTGATCTTCGCCCTGCTCACCGCCGGCTTTTCCACCACCTGCTTCGACGGCCAGTACTTCTTCGACAGCGACCATCCGGTGAAAAACAGCGACGGCACCACCTCCAGCATCTCCAACGTCATCACCGGCAACAAGGCGCCCTGGTTCCTGGTCGACGTCCGCCGCCCGCTCAAGCCGCTCATCTTCCAGAAGCGGCGCAACTACGAGTTCACCGCCATGACCAGGCCGGACGACGAGTCCGTCTTCATGCGGCGCGAGTACCGCTACGGCGTCGACGCCAGGGCCAACGTCGGCTTCGGCTTCTGGCAGACCGCCTTCGGCGTCCAGGACGACCTGGTACCGGAGACCTTCAACGAGGCCTACGACTCCATGATGGGCTTCAAGTCGGACGAGGGGCGCCCCCTGGGAATCCTCCCCAACCTGCTGGTCTGCGGGCCGAGCAACCGTGAGTTCGCCAACGAGTGCATCAAGGCGGAGCGTCTGGCCAACGGCGCATCCAACACCAACCGCGACCTGGTCGACGTGCTCGTCGTCCCCTGGCTGCAGTAAAGGAGAGGCATCACATGTCCCAAGTCAAGATCGTATCCAAGAAAGACGGCTTCCGCCGCTGCGGCCAGGAGCACACCGGACTCAAGCTCTGGCCGGCCGGTACCTTCACCGATGCCCAGCTCGAGCAGCTCAAGCGCGACCCGATGCTGGTGGTCGAGGAACTGCCTGACGATTCCGGCTCCAGCTCCTCCGGCGCCGGTACCGGCAAGCAGCCGAACGTCTCCGAAACCGTTGCCCTGGTCCAGCAGGCAGCCTCCTTCGAGGAGTTGGACAAGCTGGCCGAGGGGGAAACCCGCAAAGGCGTCCTGGACGCCATCACCAAACGCCGCGGCGAAGTCAAGCCGCCGGCCGCTGACTAAGGAGGGCAAGAGCCCATGAAGTCCAAACTGTACTGTCTCTTCATCATCCTGGTTGCCCTGACCGTCGCGGCGATCGCCGCGGCCTCGCCCAACGGGATCCTCCCCAGGGACCGCAACCTCGCACCCGTCCAAGGGCTCCGCGCATCGAGCGCCACGCCGACCACCTCCCGCTGCGACACGGCCGCGAAGACCAAGGGGTTCACCAACTATACCGCCTACGGCTACCTCCATCACGAGGCGACCGTGGTGGACTCCTCCGGAGCTCCGGTCAACGTGAAGTGGTACCAGGACGGCAAGCAGACCTGGGTCGGCTCCTCTTTCTCGGCCGCCAACGACCTGGGGACCGATTACCGGACCATTTCCTACACTCCCTACAGCACGGCTTCCCGCTCCCTTACGAGCTGCATCAGACGAAAGTAGGCAGGGAAGCGAAGAGGTCTTAGAGGTAACACGGGGGCGGCCGCCGCCCCCTTTTTCAGAAGGTGACCCATGTACAACCAGCTTTCCGACATAACCAAGAAGCTCCCCTGGGACACGCTGCTGCAGGTGGTGATAGACGAGTCGGTCGACGTGACTCGGGACATGGTCACCGCGGCATGGGCCGGTAGCGATCTTTCCGCCTTCACCGACGACGAGGCAGCCGCTGCCACCCAGG